ACATAAGTTGGATTAGTAGAACTTCCTTGATCACATCCAAATCCATTTTGATTTCCATACATAAATTGTAGCATTGCTGCTTGTTCGTTAATTAAATCTTGTTGATATCCAAAGTTAAGTTGACTCTTAATTGTGTTAATTGATTCAAGTATTTGTCTTTGATTATTAACATCATAATTTTCTGTTGGTTCTGGTACATAAGCTGTTATCTTTGCCATTATCTTCTACCACCTGCTTCAATATCTAGTCTCAAAGTTCCATATCTCCAAGTTTCATCTACTGCTTCGTTTTCAATTTTTACACTCACTTGTCTTCCTCTAACACGAGTATCTACTTTAGTCGTTGAAGAGGTAATTGTAAATGGTCCAGTAATTAAAGGTGGTGTTGTAGATGGTGTTGAATCAGCATTTGCTGGATAATCTCTAAAATATAAAGTTATTTTTGCATTACCTTCTAGACTCTTAAAGTCTGGAATAAATCTTTTAACACGCATAATTAATTGACCATCTCCAGCTAAACCTTGTTCAGATAAATCATAATCTCCAGATTTAATATAAGAAGGTATTGCAGTAACGTTTCCACTTGCATCTACTTCATTAACACCTATTTCTTGTGTCCAATATTTTGATGATCCATAAGTATTTGTTACACCATTAATAGTAGGAAATGTTGGAGTACCTGTTGCATTATATTGTGTTGCATAAGGTAATGGGAAAGTTCCTGCATCTTTATAAGTTGTTCTAGCTAATGTTCCAACTGACCAAGTATTTTCAACGAAGTTATAAACAACGTTTCTATCTACTTGATTAGATCCATCTTTTGCATAATTCCAACCTACTTCATTATATAAAGAATTGTGGTAACCATAAACTATTTGACTTGTATCGTAGTTAATACCTAAGTTATCTCCAGTTGTTGTAAATACAAAGTCTTCAACTAATGATGGTATTTGTTTAACTGTTCCATCAAATGCAAAAAATCCTCCACCAAATCCAATCCAAAATACAGCTCCTTGTGCATAAACCATTGCATGTTGACCAATTGCTCCACAATTTGTTCCAACCTGTCTAATAGAGAATGTAAATGGAGGACCAACAAACTGAATTGTATAAGCTGCTTGATCTGTTAAAACTAAAATATAATCTTTACCTTGCACAGCTCCTATAATCTCGTTGCCCGTATCTAGTCTAAATGTACCCGCAGTGTTTGTAACTGTTGGATTCCAAGTATTAATATCTTCTTGATTTGAAAATCTTATAAGCATTGGGTCTTGAGATGTAGGATCTCCAATTATAGATTCAGTTCCAAGTGCAAATAAATGTCTATCTCTATCTGATACTAATGTCATAACAGATGCTGTTGGAGCATTAGTTACAACTGTTGCACGTGTTTGTAATCTTAATACAGCAGATGGATCCCAAGTAAATGTTTTACCATTCTTAATTGTAGCAACTAAAATCTGACCATAATTATCTAGTGACCAGGAACCAGGAGCGAGTGTAACACTTGTTACAGAAGACTCTTCTCCCCAACCTTGCCAGTATGTAGCGTTTACTACAGGTGCGTTATCTAAGTGAGATGCTGCTGTTGTTCCTTCAGCTCCTCTAGTACAACCTGTAAAATCAGTTGATGTTTTACCTGTATAAGTAATTAATTCAGAATCAATATCAATTGTTCCTGCTGTTGGAAATCCTGCAGTTGAATCAACTATAATAGTTGTAACTGAATTATTAATTGCTCCATTTAATTGATTAGTTACACTAGGAAGAACAATTCCTCCCCATGCTCCCGTTCCAAATCCATATGCTGGAGTTTGAGTAGCTGGACCAATTATTTCGTAAGCTCTAAATGTTAAACTTCCACCTGTAGTAACACCTGTACCTGTTTCAGTAGTTGGCATTGTAAGAGTAAATGTATCAGCTGTTGGAACTGTTTTTACTTCAAATGCATTTGTTGTAAAACTTGCCGCTGTAAAACTTGTTGTAGGTGCTCCTGGAGTTGTTGCTGCAGAAAATATTAAATAATCTCCAACAGATAATCCATGAGCTGCTTTTGCAATAGTAACAGTTGCTGATCCTGTTGTTGATGAATAAGTACAACCTGTTACAGCTACTTGTAATGGTGTAATATCATAAAAAGATCCTTCGTAATAAATTGCTAATATTTTTGAAGTACCTAAAGCTGCATATTTTTTACCATCTAATGCAGTCCAAGTTAATTGTTCTCTAACCGGTCCTGCTAATGTACCAGAACTTAATTGCTGCCAACCACCTATTTTTTGTGGTTCACCATAACGGAATCTAATATTATCACCTTCTATCCATTGCCCTTCGGCTCCGGTTGCAGTCTGTTGTTTATTGAATCCAGGTTTAAATTGTATCTTCTGTAAAGGCATAAGCCTTCCTTTATATAGATTATATTAGTAAATGCACTATTTTTTTGGAAGCACTATATTCCATTCTAATTTAACAAGCAAATCTTCAAATTGAACAATCTTTATAGATTGTTTTCTAACATATTCATGAAGTTCTGGAACATCTATAATAACCCATTCTTTGTCAGTCTCAAATACTATTTTATCAGCTTTACTAGAAGTTGTTCCATGTTTGCCTAATTGATTATTAGGCATTTGAAACATAGGTCTTACATCAAATTTAAATTCTTGATTTGAGTTTTTCTTTAAAACTCCTGAAACGTTCCAATGTTCTATATTTTTCTGTTCTTCTGTCGGCCAAATAATATTATTTAAATGAACAGAAAACTTTTTTTCTATATTCACTTTCTAAATAATTTCTTAATCAATCCTCTAAAACCAGTATTTTCTTTAAAGTATTCTAAACATTCTGCAATAGTTTGCTGTCTAATATATTCATCTCTTATTTCTTGGGATGTGGGTTGTGGTAATGGCGAATCCCATCTATCAATAATAAACTGACCAGCAGAAGTTAAATCATAACTAGCATCAGGTGCTAAAGATTTCATTACGGTATTAATTCCCCAAGCAAAACCATTTTCATTGGTATATGCTTTAATAGTTTCTTCAATTGTTAATTTCATAATATTAATTCAGTTAAAGCTTTATTTTCCCCAATTGTTCCTTTTATAAAAATATTAAAAGCTAAACTTATTCTAGTATTAGTTCCTTCTTTATTTTCAACCATATGTACTAAAGAGGATGGAAACATAATAATATCTCCAGTTTTAACAGTAAACCACCAAGATTCAGAGTTATATAAATTCCAAGTTTTAATTTCAGGTTTTATACTTCTATAACTATCTTTAAAAAATTTAATTTTATCTAATTCTTCATGACAATTAATATAAAAAACTCCTGATACTAATGAATTAGGATGAGCATGTTTATGATGAAATTGATTTGTTTCAGTATAATTTAACCAAGATTGTGTAATATAAGGTGTAATAGTATCGGTTGGAGATATTATTTTTTCAAAATAATCTTTAACTCTTAAATCTAATTCTTTTTTAATATTAGCAAAAGGTTTTTCATTTAAAATATAATTATTATTTGATGTAATATTTCCTTCGTTTTTATGAACATCTTTTTTAGATTTTTCTACAAATTTTAATTCTAATGGAGTTAATTTTCTATCTAATTTAGACATATAGATAGGCGTTGGAAATATTCCGTTAATAACTGCTTCTTTCATTCTAACTTTTTTAAACTATTTTAGATATTTTGTAAAGTCCAAGATTGAGTTTCTTCGTCCCAAGAATATATATTATTATCATTTGGTCTAGCTACTGGTGCATCCCACAAACAAGTATTTTCATTTAATATCCAACTATTATAAGGTTTAGGTGATATGAAAGCATCACGTTGTGAATCGTAGATATATCCAATTCCTGCGTGATTTTTTCTAAAAGGTGTACCTCCTAAAGAATGTATTCCACCACATGTATTATATGAAGTTTGTTTCCAAATTGCGTTTGGTTCATTATATAATGTTTTTAAAAATTCTATTCCAAGTTGTTCTTGTTCAACTCCATTTGAATCTTTTAATACGTCATTAACAACGGAAACTACTATTGTTACAATATTATTTTCTATTTTTGCAAAACTAGCCATTATGCTGTGTAACTCCCTGAACCGTTAAATGTTAAAACTGTTTTTCCTGAAACTCCTGTTGCAACAGTGGGAGAACCAGTTGTTGTTCCTGTATAGTTTGCATCAGGCATACTTAATATAACAACACCTTTTCCACCTGCACCTCCAGTTCCTCCACCACTATTATTAGCACCACCACCACCACCACCAGTATTAGCTGTCCCTGCTGTACCAGGCGAAGTTTGAGTACCTGCACCACCTCCACCAGATCCTCCACTTCCTTGAGCACTACCACTAGCACCTCCACCTCCGCCACCTGCTCTTGTGACAGAAGAACCTGTTATAGAAGATGCAGTTCCAGCACCACCATTTCCAGCTTGAGTATTTGGTGGATCTACACCATTTCCTCCAACAGCACTTGCACCACCTCCTCCTCCTCCAGCACCTGCACCTGGTTGATCTGGTCCCATAGATGTTCCACCATTACTACCTTGACTTGGAGAAGTGTTTGGTGTGTTTCCTGAACCACCAGCTCTTGAACCTCTACTACCTCCACCTCCTCCTGAACCTCCACTACCTCCAGCATTAGAACCAGCAGCATCTAATCCTTTTCCTCCGTAACCACCACCAGCAGAAGTAATTGTGGATAAACCTGTTCCTGAAATTGATGAATTTGAACCAGAAGTACCATTAGCACTTACCCCACCAGCACCACCATCTCCTACTGTTACTGTAATTACTGTTGCAGGATTCGCTGTTTGAGTTGATGTTCTAAATCCTCCAGCACCTCCACCCCCACCTGCAAAATCTCCACCAGCACCACCCCCACCTGCTACTACTAAAAAGTCTATTGAATAAGGTTGTGGTTGACCTGGCCAAATATCATTTTTTCTAGCATTGAATTGATCTTGTAATCTCCAGACTCCTTTTGCTGTAGAAGTTGTTGGAGTATTTACTTTACCAATTATACCACCATTACGTTTAGCCATTCATTAACTCCCAATTTAAAATTTCTTCGTTCCACTTATATCTATTATTTATGTTACTATCTACTGGATAAGCAACGGGTGCTTCCCATAAACAAGTATCTTCGTTTAATATCCAAGAGTTAAAAGGTTTAGGTGCTATAAAAGCATCTCTATTTTCATCATAAGTATAACCTATTGCTGCGTGATTTTTTCTAAAAGGAGTTCCACCTAAAGAATGAACTCCACCATGAGTATTGTAAGATGTTTGTTTCCAAACAGTGTTGGGTTCATTATATAATGTTTTTAAAAATTGTATTCCAATATTTTCTTGTTCAACTCCATTTGAATCTTTTAATACTTCATTAACAACAGACTCAACTGTTATTACGATATTATTTTCTATTTTTGCGAATGATGCCATTATGCTGTGTAACTCCCACTTCCGTTAAATTGTAAAATTGTATTACTTCCTGAAGTTGTAACTGTAGGGCTTCCTGTTGTAGTTCCTGAATAGTTAGCAGTTGGAATACTTAATATAACAACTCCTTTACCACCTGAATTTCCAGTATCTCTTCCACCTCCACCAGCACCACCACCTCCACCAGTATTCGCTGTACCAGCACTACCTGCTGGATTTCCAGGAGCTCCACCACCACCATTTCCACCTCCACCTGTTCCACCAGTTCCTCTTGTTCCTTGATTGACTTGATCTGCTGCTCCACCACCTCCCCCTGCTCTTGTAACTGAAGAACCTGTTATTGAAGAAGCTGTTCCAGTACCACCATTTCCTGCAGTACCACCAACCTGTGCACTGCTACCTGTTGCACCAGCACCTCCACCTCCTCCACCAGCAGCAACAACTTCTTGAGAAAGTCCACCTCCTCCGTTATTTCCTTGACTAGGCGATGTACTTGGTGTGTTTCCTGGACCACCATTTGCTTCTACTGTTCCTGGTCCACCACTTCCACCACCTCCACCTCCAGAACCACCACTTCCACCTATTCCACCAGTGCCTCCACCTCCGCCACCTCCAGTAGAAGTGATTGTTGTTAAACCTGTTCCTGAAATTGATGAATTGCTACCTGCATTTCCACGACCTCCTCCTGCTGGTCCTGAACCACCATCACCTACTGTTACTGTAATTGCTGTTCCACTAGTTACTGTTTGAGTTGAAGTTCTATAACCTCCTGCTCCAGCACCACCAGAATAATAACCTCCTCCTGCTCCTCCTCCAGCTATAACTAAAAAATCTATTGAATAAGGTTGACCTGGCCAGATATTTGAAACACGTGCATTGAATTGATCTTCAAGAGCCCAAACTCCTTTTGCTGATGATGTTGTGGGTGTGTTGACTACTCCGATTATTCCACCGTTCTCTTTTGCCATGGCAAGAGCTCCCGGTTAATTTATTTCTTCGTATGAGATAACAATTTCTAGATCGCCGTTGGCACTTGCGCCACCGATGATAGATTTATCTTCTTCTAAATAAAATGAATTTGTTTTATCTATAACTGATAAAGTTGCATCTGCTGGAACTGCAATTGTATTCGCTAAAGCATAAGATGTTCCACTACCTGCTGCTGCAGTGTTAATATCTACAGTTACATCAGCTGCGTTTGTTCCATCTACGTTTGAAACCATGATTGAATTAATTTTAAAAACTTTACCTGATGATGCTGCGTTTGCTAATAAAACTGTTGTAAGAGTTGTTGTAAGAGCCGCGTAGGTCGTCTTACCTGTTATTGTAGTTACGTTTACTATATTTGGTGCTGCCATATTTTATCTCCGTTCGTTATTATTATCCGAAAACTATCGCCATTGCAATAGCTTTTCCTGTTGTTATTCCAGCAGTAGCAAAGGATAAAGACCCAGCTCCATTAGTAATAATTGCTTGTCCTGAAGTACCATCCGCTGTAGGTAAAGTAAATAAACTTATTGTTTTTAGCTGTGAATTTACATCTGTTACATTAGTTCCATCAGAATATAATAATTTTACACCTTTATCAGCAGCTGCCCAAGTAGCTCCTGATCCTGAAGTTGTTTTAAATGTAACTGCGAAGGATCCCGTTGTAGCATTTTTTACAGTGTAAGTTTTTTCAACTCCATCTGGAATAACAACGTTAACTGAAGATGTAAGTGAACCTGTTAAATTTAAAACAGCATTTTTTCCATTAGATGTAACACCATTAGAAAAAGTTAAAGTTGCTCCTGTTGTCGCATTTAATGCAACTGATTCATATCCAGCAATTGCTTGTTGTAAAATATTTAAATTTGTATTTGTAATATCACCCCATGTACCGGCGTTTTCGCCAGTGACCATAAGTTCTAGTTTAAGATCTGTAGAATAACTTGATGCCATATTTTAATTCCTTATTTTATTGTTTTTATCAAATTAGGCGGCTGTGTCAACTTTTATCCAAGTTGCATCAGTTCCGGTATTAACTTCAGTATAATTAACAGAAGTACCTGTATTAACTTCAGTCCAGCTTTGTATATTAACGCTATTTAAAGATAAAGTCAAAGCATTACCTATTAAATTAACACTTCCAGTTGAAGCAAATCCTAGGTCTCCTAACGATGTATTTAATTGTATACCATTAGGTATAACATCAACACTTACATCAATAGTTACACTATTTAATGATATACTTATTTCTTGACCCTCTAAAACAACATCAGGACCTGGATCTACGTCTCCTTCTTCAACAGTTAATATATTTCCAGTTACTTCAACTACTACAATTGCTCCTACAACAACGTCTCCAGGAACTGGTATTGTAAGCGAGAGACCAGTAGGTTCTGCTATTGTATTAGCATCTAGTATAGCTGTTCCTAAAGATAAACTTAATTCTTGTCCTGTTAAATCTGTTAATGCATCTGCAGTTATATTTACGCTATCTAAAGTAATGGTTAATTCTTGACCTTCTAAAATAACATCAGGATTTGGATCTACGATTCCTTCTTCAACAATTAATTCTTGACCAGTTAAAGATGCAATTGAATTTAAATCTAATGAAACAGAATTTAAAGATACAGTTAATTCTTGACCAGTTATTGCAACTGAAATTGAAAGTCCTTCTCCACCCCAATCATTTTGACCCCAAGTTAATCTTCCCCAACCAGAATTAATTTCTGCTGAAATGGAAACTGAATTTAAAGTTGTATTTAATTCTTGACCTGTTACAGAAACTATAACACTTAAATTATTACTATTCCATTCTGAAAGACCATAACCATAAGCACCCCAACCATTAAGAACTGGTTCTTGAAGTCCCCAATCTCCTGTACTCCAGGCTAGTTGACCCCATTTATAATTATCAGCCATAATAGGTAACTCCTATTTTAGCCTGATATTCTTAGAATAGCTGCTGATGTTGTATCTGCTGGAAACTGAACTGTGAATGTTCCAGATGTAGCTGTCTTATCACTTCCAAAATCTAAAACTGCAACTGCAGCATTAGCATTTGAAGTATTATAAATTAAAGCACCTCTTGCAGTTAAAGTAACTCCTGTAAAAGATATATCTGCAAAATCTATAAATGCAACTCCACTAGAAACAAGAGGAGATATGTTTGTTAAAACTCCACCACCTGTTGTGTATTGACCAGAGTTAGCAACTTCATTTGTTGAAGTGTAAACTGTTGTTGCTGAACTTAAAGTTGCTGCAGAAGTATAAAGAGCAAGTTTAAAAACATTTCCTGTTGCTGCTGTAAAATTGTGTCCGCCTTGAAACAATTGTTGTTTGAAGGTATTTGGAACTGCTTGTGTTATTGCCATATTAACTCCTAATTATTATCCTTGTTTTTGAATCTGAGGAGCACCTTCTTGATACTCATCTCGTCTTCTTCTTCCCATTTGTTCAATAGAGAATCCTTGTAATGCTGATTGATACTTTTGTTCATAGAACTGAATCATATCAGC